ATTTATAAACTAAAAACTGTGCAACAGTCTAACGACAAGGGCACTTGGTTTGGTTGGGATGTAGCTAGAGTTGGTCCAATCAGTGATCCGGGTATTTACAAAATAGCCAAAGACTTTGGAGCAAATGTTTCAAAGGGTGAGGTTAAAGTAAAACACGGAGAACAAGAATCCAAATCCGATTCACCGTACTAAAGACTTCCATTGGAAGATAGCGGGGCGGGGATGGGAGACTGGATCCGCCCCCACAGAATTATTATGAGTGTTGAGAAATTTAGAAATATATTTAATGGATTGGAAGAAAGATTCGGCTACCACATTATAGACAAAGAAGAAGATGGTAACGGAGAGAAAAGATCAGGTAGATCTTTTACTTCTAACTATGCACATACCGTTGACATGTGGAAAGCACATTACAATGGAGAATCTTTTGAAGTCAAACTGCCAAACAATAAAGTAACTGTGGCAGATAGTTTAGGTATTTGTCCAATAAATAAAAATAGTGAGTGTACGTGGGGTGCTGTAGATTTAGATGATTACAAGCCAGACTACAAAGAACTTTTTAAAAAACTCGAAAGTATAAACGTTCCTATGATACCTTTCAAGTCTAAAAGCGGAGGTATACATGTATATATTTTTCTTGACAAACCAGTAAAAGCTTTACTGTTAAGAGATAAACTTCACAGTATTAAAAATGTTTTTGGTAGTTGTAAACCAGATAAAATATTTCCAGTACAAAAGTATATAGATTTAGACAAAGGTTCTGCAGGTAGTTGGATTAACTTACCTTATTACAAAGCAGAAAAAACAGAAAGATACATGATAAAAGAAAATGGTGAAGCAGCAACAATACAAGAATTTTTTGCAGCGTATGAAAAAAGCAAAGTGTCCTTATCTCAACTTAAAAAATTAAAATCAAACATTGATGAAGGTGATAGTGGTGAGTGGTTTAAAGAAGGTCCTCCTTGTTTACAAACTTTATCTAGGTTTGGTGTAGAAGAGAGACAAAGAAACGAAGTTATGTTAGACATGACTAGATATGTAAAGCTAGCACATGGAGAAAAATGGAAAGAGAAGACAGGTGATTATAACAAAAAGTTTTTTAAACCTCCTCTAAACTACAACGAAGTTAATAAAGTTATAGAATCAAGAGATAAAAAAGATTATCCGTATAGATGTAATCAAGAATGGTTGAAGCCACATTGTAACAGAGAACAATGTATGTTGAGGAAACATGGTGTAGGAGGTGCAGGTGGTAATCTTGATATAGCTTTAGGTCCTCTATCTTACGTAAAGTTTACTCCGAAGACATGGTATCTTGGTTTTAATGGTGAGGTAGTAAAGCTAACTTCAAAAGAATTAGTAAGACAAGATCTAGCAAGAGAACAAGCAACAGAGCAAACAGGTAAGACACCACCGAAAGTTAAGAACTGGGATCTACAAATACGAAATTTGCAAGCGAAGGCTACACCGATAGATGCACCGGAAGAAAGCACGCCAAGTTACATACTAACACAAAGCTTAGATTCTTTCTGTTTTAAAATGCGTAGAACAACTGACAAGAAAAAAATAATCAGAGGTTCTCCATATTACGATAAATCAAAGAAATCTATATACTTTCAGTTTGATGCTTTTTACAAACATTTAAAATTAGCAAACTGGAATATAAGTGAGAACGACACTCACTCAATGTTAAAAGCGATAGACGGTATATCTAGAGACAAGATACATTTAGAGGGTAATGTAAAAAGATGGGTATACATTGTAAACGAAGAAATTTTTGAGAAAGAAGATGAAATTAAACAGACAGCTGTTGAGTTTCCGGAGCCAGAATATTAATGACAAGAGTATATAAAATTTTAGGTGGACCTGGATGTGGTAAGACCACAGAAATATTAAATATTTTAGGACAGAAGTTTAGAGAAAAACTACATCCTAATCAAGTATTAATGATAGGTTTTGCCAAAGCAACTGTAAAAAATTTAAGAGAAAAATGTATGGATGAACTTAAATTTTCAGAAGAACAGGCAGATACAATAAAAACTATACATAAATATTGTTTAGATCATTTAACAAATAGAAGTGTTTTTACAAAAGAATTTAAAAGAGATTTCAAGAGTAAATTAAAAATAGATCCTAGTAACTGGAGATTTATTGATGGAGATTTTTCTATTTCAGAAGAAGACTGTGTTGGATGGTCAGAGGTAGAAGATAAAAAACTAGGCACAATATTTAAACTCATAGGTTATGCCAGACATAAACTAATTAGTGACACTCAAGAAATGATAAAATTTGCACACGATTCAGATAACTTAAACTTTGCAAGATTAAAAGACTCTGAAATAGAGTGGGTTTATGAAAGTTATTTAAAATATAAAAAAGCAAATACGTTAATTGATTTTGAAGATATGTTGTCTAGAGCTTTACCAGATTCAATAGTTTTTCAAAATTACGACACAGTAATGGTTGATGAAGCTCAAGACTTAACAGATTTAGAGTGGGCTATTATAGATAAGATAGCAAAGAAAAGTAATAATTTATATTTAGTTGGGGATGATGATCAAGCTATATATGGATGGAAAGGTTCAGAAGTTAGTAAGTTTCAGACATGGCCTTGTGATGAAAAGGATGTAAGATTCTTAAAAAAATCTTACAGATTGCCAACAAACATACATCACTTTGTAACTACAGAAATCTTACCAGAAATACACACTAGAATGGGTAATACTTATACTAGCTCAGGAAAAGGTCATGGTAGTATTTATACGTTAAATGATCTTGAAAGATTAAAAGGTATGATACGTCAAAACTCAAGCATAATTTTTTGTGCAAGAACATGGAGTAACTGTAAACCCTTTACACAATTTTTGATGAGAGAAGGTATACAGTGGAAACAGAAAGCAAGAGATACCAGGAATGCAGGATTAGAAACTAGTATTAATGCTAACGACATTATAACTATACATAATTGGCAAAGATTAAGATCAGGAAGAGGGATAAAAGGTAAAGACGTTATACATATGTATGGCCGTTTGATAGATGGTTTATTAGTAGAAGGAAAGAAAACTTATTTAACTAAAAAAGAAACTTGCCCGAAAGAGTTTGCTGATAAAGATAAGCTATTCACTTACAAAGAATTAAAAGATAGATATTACTTATTAGCAGATATAAACAAACCTTGGCATGAAGTTTTTTATTTTGAGACAACTAGAATAAAAGCACCAAATAATAAAGGTGCTTTGTTTGATGATAATGATCACTACAACGAATACGTTAGATTGTGTTGGGAGAAAGATGCCAACTTAGATTCTAACATATTAGTCTCTACCATACATGGTGTAAAAGGTATGGAAAGAGAAGTTGTTATAATAAATTCTGATTGGGGTCCAATGTGTTACAAGGCATTTCAATCTGGGATACCATCGAAAGAAGATGAAGAAACTAGAGTCTGTTACGTGGGGGCGACTCGAGCAAAACAAAAACTAATAATATACAGGGGACAACAAGAGAAGGGTCACACTGTATATCCATTCCCACTTTTAAACATAGGGAGGATATATGAGTTCATATAAAAAACAAATAGGAGGATCTCACTACAAGAGAATGGCCTTTCAGCCAAGTGAGTTTATTAACAAGAATAGGTTGCCTTTCGCAGAAGGGTCGGCTATAAAGTACATATGCAGACATTCTGCTAAAGGTGGACAGGAAGATATAAAGAAGGCGATACATTATTTAGAAATGATTCTTGAGAGGGACTATGCAGATACCGATATTTAAGGCACAGACGGAATGGGTATGTCCGGATGAGTTTCCTGATTTATCGAAGTATGATGAGATTGCAATAGACTTAGAAACAAAAGATCCTGATCTTAAAACAAAAGGTACAGCAGCTACAAGAGGTATTGGTGATGTTGTAGGTATAGCTGTCGCTGTATCAAACTGGTCTGGATATTATCCAATAGCACATGAGAATGGTCCTAACTTAGAACGTAAAAAAGTTTTGGGTTGGTTTCAAGATGTTCTTAAAACAGACGCAGATAAAATATTTCATAATGCCATGTATGATGTGATCTGGTTGCGAAGACTAGGGCTCACGGTACACGGAACAATCATAGATACAATGATAATGTCATCCATAGTAGATGAAAACAGATTTAGATACGATCTAAACTCTGTGGCTTTTGATTACACAGGTATGAGAAAAAACGAATCTGTCTTACAACAGTCAGCAAAAGACTGGGGTATAGATCCAAAAGCAGAAATGTATAAACTACCTGCTATGTATGTGGGTGAGTATGCAGAGAGAGATGCAGAAATAACTTTATTGCTCTGGCAAGAACTTAAAAAAGAAATAGTAGCACAAGATTTAGATCAGATCGTTGACTTAGAAACTAAAACATTACCTGTCATTGTAGATATGAAATGGAAAGGTGTAAGAATAGACGAGAAACACATAGATATTTTAGAAAATAAATTCAAAAGAACAATAGATACCTGCAAGGAAAGAGTTAAACAAGAGGTTGGTTTTTATCCTGAGTTGTGGGCTGCATCTAGTATTGCAAAAGTTTGTGATAGTTTAGGTATCACTGACTACGACAGAACAGAAAAAACAAAGAAACCATCATTTACAAAAAACTATTTAACAAACCACAAAAATAAATTTTTAAGAAGTATAGCAACAGCAAGAAGATTAGAAAAATTAAGTAATACTTTTATTGAATCAATAAAAAATTATGTTCACAATGGTAGAATACATGCAGACATACACCAATTAAAAGGTGACCAAGGTGGTACGGTTACAGGTAGATTATCTTATTCACATCCAAATCTACAACAGTTACCAAACTATTCAGCTGAAAACTTAAGCATACGATCTTTGTTCTTGCCTGAAGAAGGTTGTGAATGGGGTTGCTTTGACTACAGTCAACAAGAGCCTAGACTGGTTCTACACTTTGCAGCTAAAACAGGTTTGTCTGGTGTAGGTAATACATTAGAAAAATATAAAACGGGCAGTATTGATTTCCATTCTGAAATAGCAGAGATAACAGGACTAGAGCGTAAAGCAGCTAAAACAATCAGTCTTGGTTTATTCTATGGAATGGGTAAAGCAAAACTTCAGGCACAGTTAGGTATAAACGATGAGATGGAGGCAAAAAGAATATTGTCAGAGTATGACACAAAGGTTCCTTTTGTAAAAGGTTTAATTAGATCTGTGATGGATAGAGCACAGAAGAGAGGAAGAATTAGAACACTGTTGGGTAGAATGTGTAGATTCAACATGTGGGAGCCAAATCATTTTGGTGTTCACAAACCTTTAAAACTTGATGATGCTATGAACGAGTATGGACCACAAATAAAAAGAGCTTTCACATACAAAGCGTTAAATAAATTAATACAAGGATCTGCAGCTGATATGACAAAGAAAGCTATGATAGATATGCACAACGAAGGTATAACACCTGATATACAAATGCACGATGAGTTAGATGTGTCTATCGAGAATGACGCACAGAAGAAAAAAATAATTGAGATTATGGAGAATGCTGTTAAATTAGAATTACCAAATAAAGTGGATTGTGAGACTGGTCCAAATTGGGGTTCTATAGAGAACGATGATGAAGACGAAAAAAATTATTATTAATTATGGCTTACTTAAATGCAAACATACCACCGGAGTATGCACAAATCAGGAGAGAGTATCTCTATGACCTTAAGAAGCATCATGGTGAAGTTGAAGACTGTATTATATTTGGTCTATCGGCTATTACTGGGCGTTCCATCCTTTTTCATTGTATTATGGAAAATGGAGCTGTCTTCTATCGTCTACCGATCACTGCGTTCATTCAAAGAGGCTTTGATGCGAAAGAAGTTCCTAGACGTAGACTTGATGAGTTACAGTTATGGAATTGTTTCAGTTATTATCCTGCTGTTACTTCTTGGG